GTTTTGACTTGGACTTGCTTTCAGTCCATTCGTCCATAGGTAAGTCTAAGTATTCTTAAACCTCTGCAAGTTCTTTCCACTTGAGGGTGTTCATTAAATCAAAATCGTTCATTACTGCCTCCTGTTAGTTTAAGTCGTATTGCTTTATTGCCTTTTGGATACTGTCATTGTATTTCTCAATGATGTAACCCATGTTGTCTTTTACTGCTGGATTTAAATAAGGTTGTGGTCTGATGTTTCTTTCAGGCCATCCATATTCTTGTACTCCTGCATATGGTACTGCTGCACTTCCCGCTAATATTTGTGCTTTTTCTGCTGAGGGATTACCCTGAACAGATGAAGCAAGTGCACCAGTTAATTTAGGTGCCATAGCAGAGGCTTTTTGAGATAAAGTCGTACTTAGTTCTTTATTAAGTTCTATGTTTGACTTTAAATCTCTAGCCAATTTATCAAGAGAGTCTGTGACTTCCTTAACACCTTGGATAGATATATTTGCCTCTGCCATGACGACTTATTAAGATTCTCTACGAACTGGCTTTCCTTCTAGGATAAAGTTAAGGTCGTATACAAAGTATTCGCCTGCTGCTCCGCCTAGATCAGGAATTGTCTCAGCGTAGCCTCTTGCTTCAAACAATGGCTGTGATGCTGATGGTGAACCGTTTCCGTGTGGTGAGAATACGATATCTACTACTGCGCCTGGGTTTTCCCAAAGGTAAGTATGTAATGATGCTGCTGCTGTGTCCTGGAATCCAGTTACAGCGCATGTGAAATCAAGTGAATCTTCGTAGTTTCCGAAACCAAGTGTTCCTACTGCAGATGAGAATGTAACATTGCTCACTGAGCCTGCGTAGTCTGTTCCTTCAACTGAGAAGACGATTGATTTTCCTCTAATTCTTGCCATATCAATTTCCTCCTTCAATGTCTATTGAAATATTTATGTTTGTTGCTAAAAACCTAGATCCGTTTACCTCTTGGATAAATGGTTTGTCTACGGTTAATGTTGTTGCTGCGGTGTATTCCCAAATTGCAGGGATAAGAGTATCAAGTGTGTCATCAAGATTTTCTGTTTCTGTTTCATTAGTTGCATACGGTACTAAGATAAGTACTTTCCAATTAGATGCATAGTCTGCATCGTATTGATTTTCATAAACAGTAATGAACTCAGTGTCAGGTTCCATAATCGCACAAAGTGGATTAGGTCTTGCTGGTACAAACTTGTAAACCTTTGAGACACCACCAAGAATGATGGCACTTTCTAGTTCTGCTCTAACTCCTGCTAAATTCATCCGAATCTCACCATGTATCTATTAAGTAAAGGATACACACCAACAAGTGGGTCTCTTGCAGTATTTAATGGCGCACCATCATATGTTGCATATTGAGCCACACCCATTGGTGCGTTACGACGATTAAATAGTTCTGAACCAACCTCAAGGTAGCAACGCTTTAACACACCAACAGGAACTTTGGTAGATGCAATATAACTTGCAACCAAATCCTTTGATGTATCCCAGCATTCTTCTACATAAGCATCATCGTTAGATGAAGCACCTACATAAGCCTTGAGGTCAGTCCAGTCCATTTTAGTCTCCTATTAATTAATTATGCAATCTTGCAAAGTGCCTTTGGATCAGTTACTGCAATACCTAGGTATCCGTAAACTGAGAATGAGTTTGTAAGATTTGTGATTTCTTCGTTGTTCAAACGGAAAGGTGCACCAGCAGATTCGTAAGTTGTGATTGCTGCTGAGTTACCTGCGTAGAATGAAAGGTTAGCAAGTGATGGGTCAACTACGATTGGTAGACCAAGAACATTTCCTGTTAGACCAACTGGGTTGATGTTTCCATAAGTGTTAACTGTTGCACCAGTGTTTGAAAGAATTGGACGGTCCATTGTGTCAACTGTCTTAGCCATCAAACGGAATACATCTGATGAGACAAGGATGAACTCTAGTGGAAGTCCTGTATCTCCGTTAACCTTTACTGCTGCTTCTGCAAGAGAATCAATGATTTCTGCAGCAGTCCAAGCACCAAGTGCTGACTGATTAAATAGTGCAGCATCTGTAATTAACTGCTGACGCATTGCTGCGTTTGTAACTGATGCATACTTAGCAACCATTGCACGGAATGCTGTGTCAACATAGTTGATTGATGAACGCTCTACAACCTGGCGTGACATATCTGTGTAACCACCGTATGTCTTGATTGGTGCTGTTGCTGAAGTAAGAGTCAACTTACCATAAGCAAGTGTGTCTCCTTCTGCAGCCTGATTTGCAACATCAATTGTGTTGGTATTAATTTTTGGGTATTCAACATTCATTCCGTCTGGTGGTAGTGCTCCAGATGAGAATACTGAGTATGTAGGACGACCTGCGTTTAGGATACGAACTGTATCTGAAACCCAAGCGTTCTTCATAATTGTGTCTGCTGAATCTGCTCCTGTAAATGTACGGTGAGCATCAACATCTCCTGATGCTACTGCCTTTACATATTCTCCGTATGAACGGAATTGTGGTGCTGAGACTGAAGGTGTCTTTTCTGATGTAATAACATCTAGACGACGCTCCAACTCCTCTGCGTGATTACGAACTTCTTCAATTGCTGAAGTGTAATCAGGTGTTGTGTTTTCCATGGATATTTCCTCCTGATTGGTTTCTTCTCTGACTGAAAGTACTTCAGCCTTCTCGTATGCGGGAAATGCTACTAAGGATACTTCCTTAAGATTTACCTTCTTACGAATTATTGTTTTGTCTTTCTTTTCATCTGTTACAGGAATAAAACCTACTGAGAAAGAACGGATTGCTCCATCCTTAACTAAGTTAAGTGTTTCATTTCCTAAAACTGTTTCTGAAATCTTTGCCTTAATCATAAGGCCTTCATCAGATTCTGTCATTTCTGTGACGACACCAATGATGTCTTCATGGTCACGAAAGAGTTTAACATTGGCATTCAAGTCAATTGCGCCTTTTTCAAAACGCTCTGACCATCCTCCACCAATATCAATTGTGTCGTTATAAGGAACAGCCAGACCTTCAACTGTGCGAAGTTCTGCGTCTGTTGCTCTTATCTCAAAACTGCGGGTAATCATTTCATTCATATTCATTACTCCATTTTAGACTACAGGTTGACTGTTATCAGGGTTATCCTGAATATCAACTGGAACCTGTTCTTGTGTTATTTCTGACATACCTTCCATCTCACGGACTTCTGGAACTGTCAAGAAATTATTTGTGAGTCCAATTGCATAAGACTCGTATCTTGTTTTTACATTGGGGCGAAGGAACTCTGTAAGATTAAACTCAGCGTACTGTCCTCTTGGAAGAAGATCAGTGATTGCTTGTTGGATGCGAACAATATATTGCTGCAATCCATCTTCAAATAACTTTGCTCTGTCTTCATTACCGTTGACATAGGTCATTCCTTGTCCTTCAATTCCCATTCCAAGATACATTGTTGGCACACCAAACATCATTGCGATTTGGCGTGTTATGAACTTTTGGTTTTCTAGGAACTGTGCTTGCTCAGGACTTAGTGCGATTGAATCATACTTAAGTCCAGATGAAAGAACGGCAATACTTCTTTCTTGCTGAGATGCAACAAATGCTTCTTTGTTTTGTTTTGCTACATCTGCAGAAAGAAATTCTGATGTTGTTAATGTACCTGTTGGTACTGCTGCTGTTCTAAACCAATTGTCTGCATAATTATGCAAGTCAAGTGCTGAACGCAAAACTGATCTGTGGCGTTGAATTGGTCCTTCACCAAGCAGTGATGTTGAACTTGGGTTGTGCCACAACTTAAGATGCTTAATGTCTCTTGCATCATATCGCTTTGAGAAGTATGTGTAATAAATTTTTCCATCGCCATCTACTGCAACACTAACATCTGTTGGATGTAGATTTGTAATGTTTACAATTCCTCTTGGTCCTCTGCGAATATGCCAAAAAGCATTTCCGTAAACTGCCATGTGAATTAATGTTGTGCCAAGCCACTCTGCTTGAGATATTTGATTTTCAAGGTCTGGTGTTTCTAACCAAAGTGGTGTTGGAAGTTGTGTGTTGCCTCTGTAAACATTAACAGGTATTTGCATTACTGCAGTTTCTAATACTGATGTGGCACGAGACACAGCAACAAGACTAAGCGCAGTAGTTGGCGTTACACCAATCTCTACTCTTGCTGGTGCAGTGTTTGCTACTCCACGATTCTCTGTGTCAGGAACAAACATTGGTTCTACTTCATAACCAAGTCTGCTGATTAGTCTATCTCTAAATGCCATTATGTCTCCTTTAAAAGACCATCTGTTGTGGTTTGACTTGTGTTTCCACAAACCAGATAGCCAATACTGTTGCTATTGCTGCATCAATTTCAGTTCCGCTATCTTTACGGGCAATCCTCCAGGATTCTCCGCTATTTTTACGCACTGCTCGCTGCATTTGCATAGAAACTATGTCGTCTTTTGGATGAATA